ATCAATATATGTAACTAATTAACATTTTTTTAAATTACCTATAAGACAAAAATATCGTGAAAAAAAGGTATTCCCCATAGCGGAGTCACTTTTTCCATTAATTAATTACAGTTATTATATCCTACTATACAACCTATTCTACAATCTACTCTACTTTTTTTATGATTTTTACTTATTTACGCTTTAAATGAGACTTTATTTACATCAAATGAGAATATTTTATTATTTACTACTTCAATGTAATATCTTTCTGGATACAAACTTTGTAACCATTTTGCTAGTTCTAATTGGTTCTGAGCACAAGCACATTTGAATGCATAATCATTATCAGAATGAATATAAATATCTGGTTTTTGTTTAAGTAAAAATTTTGCGATTTCTAATCGACCATTTATACAAGCCCATTTGAAAGACCTTTCATTATCTGAAGAAATATCAAGTTCTGGATTATCAGCGAGTAATTTTTTAACGAATTCTAAATCGCCACTCAAAATTCCCTTGCGCAACTGAGACTCATAATATGAAGGAACAAACTCATGATATGGATGGAATTGAAACAACCATTCTGATAACTCGAACCAATTATTAAGACAAGCATTACGAAAAGCATCATTATAATGTGCATGAACGTTAATATCTGGTTTGATTTCCAGCAACCATTTGGCAACTTCTAAATAACCACCTCTACAAGCTTCACGAAAAGCTAGTTCATTTTTAGCAGAAATATCTATCGAAGGATTCTCTTCTAAGAACTGCTTTGCTTGTTTTAAGTCCCCCACAGAACAAATATGAATAAACTGGTACTCAGGTTTATGTTGGATTGGCATTTTCTATACTGTACTTTACTATAATTAATGTTTTATACTTTCTTTTCATACATCAAAAATCAATTTCAATTTTTATAAATCCTTTATAAATCTTTTATAAAAATAGATACAATTCGGTAAAAAAAGGTATTCCCCATACTGGAGTCACTTTTTTCATTAATTAATTACTTATTACATCCAAAATCTAATAAATCTACGAGTTCCAGGAGTTTCATATTTATAGTTTGGCAACTCTTCATCATCACTTACATCTTCAATCGTTTCTTCACCTTCGTCTTCTTCATCGATTTCATGTACCGAACTATTTTTTGAAATAGAAGACACTACACTTACATTATCATCTAAGTCATTTGTTTCTTCTTGACTTACAACTCCTACAAGAGATGGCATACTGGAATATGTGTTGTTATTATCTTCTAGGTCAATAAGGGACGGCATACTGGAATAGGTAGAAGTATCATCTTCTTGTTCTTGCTCTTGTTCCTCTTCTTTTTGCTCTTGTTTCCTTTCTTTTCTAAGGATTTTCTTTGATAACTTTTTAATCATACGCTGGGTCTCTATAACCTTTAACTGATACTCCATACGTTTTACAACGTACTTTGCAAGCTTATAACTCGCCAATTGTCTTTCCTTTTCAAGTTTTTGAAGTTTTAACTGAACCTTCATTCTCTTAGTTTCCTTTTTAGTATAATGAAAGGCAGATGACATTTTCAATTCGATAAATAGTTTCTACTATATGTTTAAAATAACTTATACTTTCTTTCAAAGAGTATAAAATCCATTTCAATTTTTACATTATTTTTATAAAACTTGTCTCTTATAAATCTTCTATCTTATAAATCTTCTATCTTATAAAATGTATTATAATTTATTGTCTCTCTACAATAAGGGCATGTTCTTTTATAACTATCTAACCAAGTTAGAATACATTCTTTACAATATGAATGCTTACAACTACTTTGTACGTTACACTCATTTTGTTCGCATATAGGGCATGTTTCTATTTGCTCTTTCTTTAGTATAACTTTATCAATAAATGTGATAGGTATATTTACTTTGTATGAAACTAATTTGTCGTCTTCCACTTCAATAAAATACTTTTCTGGATATAAACTGTGAAACCATTCAGCAACTTTTATCCAGCCGTTTTTACAAGTCCAACGAAATGCAAAGTCATTCTGTGTTGAAATATCAATATCGTGTTTCTTTTCCAATAGCCATTTCACAACTTCTAAACGACCGTTTGTACAACTCAAACGAAAAGCTTCTTCATTAAAAATAGAAATATTTATAGATGGTCTAACACTAATTAGCCATTTCGCAACATCTAAATAGCCGTTTATACAAGCCCAACGAAAAGCTTCTTCATCATAAAAAGAAACATTTATGCTTGGTTTAACACTAATTAACCATTTCGCAACATCTAAATGGCCGTTTATACAAGCCGAACGAAAGGCTTCTTCATCATTTGAAGAAATATCAATATTCGGATTATCGTCAAATAACTTTTTAGCTAGTTCCAAGTTTCCATTCGTACATAACTCAATAAATTGTTCTTCCATTTCTTCCATTTTAAAATTAAACTAATTATATGTATAACTCTTACAAAAAAATCAACATCGGTTTCAATTTTTATAAGATAGTTTTTTTTGATTTTTTGATTTATAAAAATTGAAATGGATTTATTGCGTATGAACAGTGTTATAAATAATAAATTTTAATAAACAGAACAAGTAAAATGTCTTTACAAATTTACAAAAAAGCAACAAAACAAGGCGTCAAAGAGTTCAAGTTAACAGAAAAAAGAAACACTTATAATAAAAAACCTGTTAACTACATTACAAATATAAATTTTGATGCTATGAAAAGAGAATATAGTTTAACAGATGAAGAATATTATAACGGTTGGAAACTAGAACAGCATACAAGAGAAAACTTTTTGAGACTTATTCCTGAAACAACTACCACTCCATTTAATATGAGTGAATGGAAAATTGCTCTAGTTATAAGCAAAAAGTTTGAAGAAAATGGGGTTGAGTTTACCTGGATAAAAGGTGCTCTTTTGAATAAAGAAACAAATAAAATTATGTTCAAGAGTAGTGTAAATAACTTGGAAAGATTAACTGGAGAAAAGTGGACTTATAAAAACAGCTATGATGCTGAATGGTTTGTTACAAAGTCAGGTATGATTGCACCACTCTTCTTTTATGAAGAGTTGAAAAATAGACTAATTAACTGAACGGTATAATAAAGTAGACATAGAGCAAATATAATACAAAAATAATATAAACCTTGTAACTAATTAACCTTTTTTTTACTTATTATAGTATTATTATAATATATAAATAAACATAGTATATATAATGACGCTATCTAGTTATGTTGTTGCAGTTCCAACTTATGACCGTCCTGATGAAGTAACACATAAAACACTTCAAACCTTGAAAGAAGGCGGTGTTACAAAAAATCGTATCTATTTATTTGTTGCAAACAAACAACAAGAAAAGTTATACGAAAAAGCAGTGCCAAAGAACCTTTATAATAAAATAGTTATTGGTAAAAAAGGTATAGCCAACCAGCGCAATTTTATAAAGAAATATTTCCCTGAAAACCAATATATTGTCAGCATTGATGACGACGTGGAAAGACTTGAAATACTTAGAGGTGATAAACTAGTAGAAATGAAAGATGTTGACGGATTTTTCAAAGAAGCATATAAAATATTGAAGAAGGAAAAACTGTATATATGGGGCATTTATCCTGTTAGAAACGCTTTTTTTATGAAGAACGAAGTATCCACTGACTTGAAGTTCATCATTGGTGTCCTACGCGGATTCATAAACCGCAAAACAAAAAAACTAGATATACATGTTCCTTTATGTAAAGAAGATTATGAAGAATCAATCCTTTATTATAAACTAGACGGTGGAGTTCTTCGTTTCAATAATATTACCCCAAAAACAAAGTTCAATGCCAAAGGTGGTCTCGGTCAAGAGCGTCAAGAAATGAATAGACTTGCTGCAAACTATCTGAAAAAAACATACCCAGATATCATTACCATTTTTCACCGTGACAACGGTATGACAGAAGTCAAGCTTGCCCGTCTGCCTAGGATTGAATAAAGCGATAAAAAATATAAAGAATATAAAGACAGGTACTATATAATAGTAAAAATGAGTATTCAATATTATTTGATACATGGTGTAGATAAAGAAAGAGGTCCAAGAATGATAGAAGAATTTAAAAAATGGAACTTGGATAATGAAAAAGTAAAATGGGTATTAGAACCAAACAAATATATGATAACAGAGGAAGATAGAAAACATTTATTAATACAAGAACAATCTTTAACTTGTGGCACTTATGTATATCCAGGTTGTCCATATACTAGTAACGGAGTTGTATCTTGTACTTTCAAACATTATCTATGTCTAAAAGATATTGTAGAAAATAACTATGATTATGGTGTAATAATGGAAGATAACCAGTTTTTTTGTGGTGATATAAGCAGTCATGTAAAGTTGTATATAGACCAGTTAAATGAATATTATCCAGACTGGGATGTATTATTTGATACAAAATGGTGTAGTTATAAAGAAATAGAAGAGGGAGAAGTAGAAGAAGGAAAGTATGTATACCCAAAATCATTAGAAATGACAAATTATTGTCACGGAGGAACAAGATTAGCACAGTTTTATATTTTAAATCAAAAATGTGCTAAAAAATTATATGAAAATTACATACCATTCAATAATGCACCTGACTGGTGGATGAATGATTTATTTAGGAAACTAAACATAAAGTCATTTTGGAGTGAACCTTGTATAAGTGATGTATATCCTCATGTGTCAACCGTATAAACTATTAAAATATTATCAATCTTTTATCAAAATTGATAATAAAAGTCGTTATTCATAAATAATACAAATATTCAATATCGGATATTTTTTTAAAAATACTATCCATTTTTGAGAAAAGAGGTTTTTAAAATGAAATCCTTGAAAAAAGGAGGTTAATTCAAGGATTTTCTGGGAGGCTAACAAAAAAACCTCGCGTTTTTACATATTTTTGCACTAAAAAGGGAAAAGGATTTTGGATTTTGGACATTTATTTTTGTCCATTTTTGTATAGGGCCGATAAAATCTTGAAAAAAAAAATAAAACGTGAGGTTTTTTGGGTTTTTAGACTGTAAGCGTCACAAACCGATTTTTTTACTGTTTTTTTTGTGACGATAATTTTTTCACTTTTTTTCGAAAAACCGGTAAAAACCTCGTCCAAACCTTGGACATTTTTTTCTAGGACTAATATATTAGGCGATAATGACTAACGAAAAATCCCC